AGTGTGTAGGTGGTTGCATTTTCTTCACTTACACGGCTAATGATTTCTTCGCCAGTAACAGTCTTAAATGTATAGACAGTATTTTTATCCGTTTTAGAGATTAGCATGTTTTCTTTCCTGTAATTCGTTGAGTGACAATTTACTTAGTCCGCTATAACCACCCTCTACTAAAAGTTTGCTATTATAGTAAATTTGTGGAACAGTCTTGTGACCTTCACTTACCAACCAATCACGAACACCTTCTTCATTAATATCTATTTCACTATATTCTTCGCCCCAACTTTTAAGTAGGTGCTTTGCTCCATCGCAATATGGGCAGTTATCTTTTGTATATAGTGTAATCATTTTTCTTCCTTTAACATACTCGGTTTTTCTGGTCGGTCGGCGCAATAATCACATTCAGGATCGCCACAATTTTTTTCTAACCATTCGTCGCAAGACTCACAATAATAAGCATCGTGTTTTTCGTTGTATTTTTTTTCAGAATTGCAGGTCTTGCACTTTTTCACAGACTAAATCCATTGAATGAATTGCTATCAACATCTTGCTTGGTGCCACCAATAACATAAGATGAAATTTCAGTTTCTTGTGGCGCAACTTGAACTTCTGCACCAGCAATCCACTTCTGTGTCCAAGGCAGCGGATTATTCTTTGTAGGATATGGCTGACCAAGACCAACTGCTTGCATACGCTTGTTGGCAATAAATTCAACATATTCGGCAAGCAACTGATAGTTCAAACCAATCATAGAACCATCTTTGAATAGGTATTCTGCCCATGCTTTTTCTTGCTTAACTGCATCATCGAATAACTTGATAGCATCTTCACGACACTCTACTTCAATCTTGGCATATGCTGGATCGTCTTTTGGCAAGAGTTTTAGTAGCGTTTGTGTACCAGCAAGATGCAGATTTTCATCACGCGCAATTAACTTAATAATCTTGGCATTGCCTTCCATCTTTTTCAATTCAGCAAATGCCCAGCTACATGCAAAAGACACATAAAAGCGAACACCTTCGAGAATGTTGACACTCATAAGGGCAAGCCAGAGTGCCTTCTTATGTTCATAAAGAGCATATTCGGGATGCTCTTTATCTGCAAAAAAATTATTCATATTAATTAGTTTGTCATAAAGTTCTGTAATATCGCCAGCGCAATCAACAATTTCTTGAATGTCCATCATTTCATCAAATACTTTTGATGGATTAGCATACACATTACGGATAATATGTGTGTAACTGCGGCTGTGAATAGTTTCACTAAATGTCCAAGTAGTAATCCAAGTTTCTAGTTCTGGCAGTGAACAGATGGGACCAAACGCTACTGCTGGCGCACGACCTTGTACACTATCAAGTAGTATTTGCCTTTTAAGATTACTTGTAAAGATGTGTTGTTCATTGGGCGTTAAGTCTTTAAAATCTTTGGCATCACGAAGAATATCAACTTCTGTTGGCAACCAAAAAAACGACAATTGTTTTTCAGTAAGTTTTTCAAATTGACGATATTTCAAGGTATCATATCTTTGAATACTAACACCACCATTTGGGTCCAGAAACGCAAGTGATTTAGTGTGATCGCTTTTGTCCATAGCATTAAAAACTGTCGTCATATTTTATTCTCCAACCTTTACAATGTCCTTTTGTCGCAGATTTAAAAGTTCCACGAATTGCTTGTTCTTTCAAACTTTGATATATTTTTTGTGTATTTTCTTTAAAGTGCGTTTCTACAAACTCTTTTAAGCATTTAGTATGCCATTCTTTACCTTCGTTGTCAATAATCAAATAACTTTTTGAGTTTGGATTTTCGGAATAAGTTCTATCAACTCCATACATACCATTTTCTTGACCGTAGTGCGGCTTGTGGTTAGGGTGTTTTTTACCATACATTGGGTTTTTTTCACCAATATAATCTGCACCGTGATGTCCGCCATCAGAGTTTGGACTTATATTATAAAAGTCATTACTGGTTGCAGCTTGGTAAAAATCTAACCAATATTTTTCTCTTTGTTTTAACAAAGTGCGTGTCTCACAAATATCTAATATATTTCGTTCAAAGTTTTCTAAACCATATTTTTTTACAGCATGTTTAAAATACTTTCCAGAACCAATGTAGGAAGACGAAGGGTCTCCCCATCGTTTTCCTACATACTTCATTCCGTTTATTTTATTAGTCCAGATGTATATAAAACCAGAGTTTGGCATAACAATTCTCCACTCTTATTTATACATCTCTACTTCTTCTGGTCAATTATTAAATTGTGCAACTTTCACAGTTCTCTTGGTCATCAAGGGTAGCAAATGTAACGGACAGTGGCTGTTCTTGTGCCAATTTAGAAATATCAACTTCGCCTTGACCATCATAGGTATTGAAATAATATAAAGTTTTAATGCCATATTTGTAGCAAAGTAGTAGGTGACCAATCATAACACTCATTGGAATCTTTTCATCTTCATAAAATGTTGGATTATAACTTGTGTTAGTTGAAATACTTTGGTCAATATACTTTTGCAGAATCGCAACAATCTTCAAATACCCTTCTGGTGACTTTTGGTCCCATAGAAGTTCATACTTGTTCTTTAACTTGCGGAACTCTGGCACAACTTGTTTAAGTACACCATGCTTGCTTTGCTTTACACTAATAAGGCTGCGTGGTGGTTCAATACCATTTGTAGCATTGGCAACCTGTGCAGATGTTTCTGCTGGCATAAGTGCCATCAGAGTAGAATTACGGATACCATGTTCACGAAGACTTGCACGAAGTGATGCCCAATCCATACGCTCCACGTGTGGAACAAGTTCATCAACTTCCTTTTTATAGGTATCAATAGGCAGAACACCATAACCATACTTGGTTTCATTGCTCTTTGGTGCAGCACCACGTTCAATAGCAAGTTGATTGCTTGCACGAATAAGATAATAACTCCATGCTTCTGCATACTCATCAACAAGTGCAAGCGCACGTGGGTCACTATAACTCATGTCATTCTTTGCAAGGAAATATGCGAAGTTAATAATACCAACGCCAAGTGGACGACGATTCATGGTGCTCATCTGTGCAGCAACAACAGGATAGTTTTGATAGTCAAGTAGCGCATCAAGACCACGAACAGCAAGGTCGCACATCTTTTCAAAATCTTTTGGTTCTTTAACATTTCCCCAATTAATTGCACTAAGTGTGCAAAGTGAGATTTCACCTTCTTCATCAAAGATATGATTGAGTGGCTTTGTAGGTAGCGCAATTTCAGCACACAAATTGCTTTGCTTGATTACGGCTTTGCTTTCAATAAACGCACCGTGCGTGTTGGCATGATCAACATTCATTAGATAGATACGACCTGTATTCTTGCGTTCTTCCATGAACTGCGAGAATAGGTCAATTGCTTTATAAGTCTTCTTGCGAATCTTTGGATTCTTCTCTGCCTTTTCATATAGTTCTTTGAACTTGTCTTGGTCAGCAAAGAACGCATCATAAAGACCTGGCACATCGCTTGGCGAGAAGCAAGTAATGTCTCCGCCGCTTAGCAGACGCTCATACATAAGCTTGTTAAACTGCACACCATAATCCATTTGACGGATACGGTTATCTTCGGTTCCCTTGTTGTTCTTGAGAACTAACAAATCTTCTACTTCATAATGCCATAGCGGATAATAAAGAGTAGCAGCACCGTTACGAACGCCGCCCTGTGAGCAACTACGAACTGCTGCCTGAAACATCTTATAGAATGGAATTAAGCCCGTGTGAGAGGCATCGCCACGACGGATAGGAGAACCGATAGCACGAATAGAACCTGCACCAATGCCGATGCCAGCCTTTTGTGAGACATACTTAACAATAGCACTGCTTGTGGCGTTAATGCTGTCTAAACTGTCGCCAGTTTCAATCAACACACAAGAGGAGAACTGACGCTGTGGTGTGCGAAGACCAGCCATGATAGGAGTTGGCAGAGAAATATCATGCTTAGAAATAGCATCATAATAATCACGAACATACTTCAGGCGTGTTTCTTGTGGATACTTGGCAAATAAGGTTGCAGCAATAAGCGCATACGCAACCTGTGGCGTTTCCATAATTTCACCAGTAACACGATTCTGCACCAAATATTTGCCACGAAGTTGTTCCATAGCAACATAGGTAAGTTGCATATCACGCTCGTGTTCAACGAACTTATTAATGCTTGCCCATTCTTCTTCGGTATAATCGCTTAGAAGATTGGCATCATAAAAACCACTACCTACATTCTTTTTAATAATATCAAGCAGTGAAAATGGTTTATAGTTGCCATATACTTCTTTGCGAAGATGATAATTTACAAGACGACCTGCAACATATTGATAGTTTGGAGCATCTTCTGAAATCAAATCAGCAGCAGCCTTGATTAGTGTTTCTTGCAGTTCACTAGTTTTAATGTTATTATAAAATTGGATTTGACTACGTAATTCTAATTCACTTGCACTTACACCACTTAAGTTCTCGGTTGCCCAAAATACTACTTTGTGAAGTTTTTCAATATCTAATGGTTCTTTGCGACCATCACGTTTAATAACATTGATTGGCATTTTATCTCTCTTTCAAATTTTTAATGTTTTACAGTTTACACTGTTAATAAGTTCTGCTGTAGGTGGGACAGTGAGGTTATTTACAACCTCGCCTACATTATAATTGAGCGTATATAATCCACCCTCGCAGCGTAATAAATTAAGGTATTCATGATTTTCTCTATCTTTATAAACTTCAATAATCATTGTATCACGAAATGGATAAGAAGTATAATATAAAGTATAGAACATTCCTAATGCACGACCCAAATCGCAATAATTTCCTTCACTAATAAGTGTCCAAGGATCGGGCCAGTAACGGGAATCATCATATTCTAGGTAATTTGGAATAATTGGGCATTTAGCCCAATCCTGTGCTACTTTTTGCAAATGATTGTTTGCAATACTGCGACGATATGACCGCCATTCTAAAATTTTATTGTCAGCACGTCCAGTAAACCAGTTATAGCATCTCAAAGTATCTGATAGCATAGTTGATTAGACCTGTTCCTTTTGCGTCAGTAGTATATGTTAAGTCAGTTCCATTAAAACCAAATGTAACACCTGTATCGGCGCTTTGTGTTCTATCATCATCTATACTATATAATCCAGTTGAAGTCAAGGTAAACTTTGCAATACCACTTGCTACTTGGCTATTTCGTACAATACTATATTGAAATTCAAGCCCAAATGTTGTTCCATAATCATCAAGTCCAGTAACAAGTGATGCAGTTGTATTGTTTGCAAGCGTAACACTTTGACCCATATTATGCTGAATAGTTCCTAAACGTAAACCTTCAGAATAATTCCATTCAATTGTGCGACTTGTTTCTGCTACTTTATTGTTATCAGTCCTATCGTATGTATCGCCAATGCTTGCACATCCTACTGATGTGCTTGACCAATAA